TCAGGAACTTATACAAAAGTCACAGTAGACTCAAAAGGTAGAATAACAAACGCTTCATTCCCTTCAACTCTTGCAGATTACAACTTAAATGGAACTGTTGAAGGATCTTCTGCTCAACCATATGACCTTGACTTGGTTGCAATAGCAGGACTTACTACTACTGGTATGATATCAAGAACCAGTGGTGGAAACATGGCGACCAGAACAATCACTGGTACTCCTACAAGAATTTCTATAGTTAATGGTAATGGTGTTTCTGGAAACCCAACAATAGATATTATTGCAACTGCTGTAGTACCAGGCAACTATAATACGGAATCCCTGACATCCGTAAATGCTGTTGGTTCTAGTTCAGAACCCTTTGGTACACAGACAGTTAACGCTACTAAGTTCACTGTAGATGACCGTGGTAGACTAACATCTGCAACTAATGTACCTATCGCTACAGCTGTAGAAGGTACAACTGCCCTAGATTATAATGCAGCGACTTCATACGTTAGGTATGATATTATTAAGAATGCTTCAAAAGTTTATCAAGCATTACAATCTATTTCTGCAGGTGCAGGTGCTCCTACTCATAGTAGCGGTGACACTGGCGGGTGGAGATATCTCGCTGCCGAAAGTACAGAGCAGAAGGGATTGGCTTCTTTTGCACAGGAGGATTTTGATGTAAGTGCAGGTGGACATGTAACTGTTGCTGCTGCAGGTATAGACAATACACAATTACAAAATAATAGAGTATCTTTTGCTGATGGTAATTCTGTTGAGCATTTTGAATTAGATCAAGAACTCACAGCAACAACTGGATACAGAGGATTTACTGGAATAAATTATGTCAATGTAAAGAATACATCAGGTGGTTTATTATTTGCTGCTAATAACACAGGTGATAGTGGCAACGGTGAAGTTGATATTAATGTAAAATCATTAATAAGTGATCCAGATTTTATCTTTGATGGTGCTACAACACAACAGATTGATAAGACTGGTGATGGTGATTTTAACATTGAACTAACACAGAACACTTCATCTAATAGAAACCTTACTATTGCTTCTACTAACGCAGGATCTGGAACTAGCAGAGTTACAATTACTGCAGAAGACGTTATTGATATTGATACTTCTGAATCAACTGGTAAAGTTCATGTAGAAAACATGAGATTTCAAGAAGATTATATTGGATCTTCTAATGCTACCTTAAACCTTGATCCAGGTGATGATAGGGCAATCACAGGGTTAGTACGAGTTCACGGAGATTTACAAGTAGATGGTACGACGACGACAGTTAATTCAACAGTTACAACAGTGGATGATCCCATCATTACTCTTGGTGGTGATACTGCTCCTGCTAGTGATGACAATAAAGATCGTGGTGTTGAGTTCAGATATTACGATAGTCAAGCAAGAGTTGGTTTCTTTGGATATGATGACTCATACACCGACCTCGGAGGACACGTCGGAGGATTCACATTTTTACACAACGCCACAAATACTTCAGAGGTCTTTAGTGGAACAGCGTCAGGTATAACTGCAGGTAACTTAAAACTTACAACAAATACTAACTCAACATCTAATACTACTGGAGATTTGGTAGTTGCAGGTGGTGTTGGTATTGGAGATGATGTTAATATTGGTGGACTATTAGATGTAGATGGTACATTCCGTGCTAATTCTACAAGTAGATTTGATGATAATATTGTATTCCAAGGTGCTTCCAAGACCTTAGAACTTAAGAACGGATCAGGAACTACTAAAACTACACTTCATACTACTACAGGTAATGTTGATGTAGGTGGTATCCTTACAGTCACTGGTGCTATTGATGCAAACAGCACTCTAAATGTTGCAAGTGAAGTTCATTTTGAAAGCACAAATGATATTACAACTGCCAAGAATGGAACTACTGGTGCTTGGGAGATTCAATCAAGTGATTATGGTGCATTAAGACTCGATGGTGGTTTCTATGTAGCAGGGTCTGGTCTGATTGATGGTACGTTGCATGTTAATGGTCCTATTGAAGTTAAAGATAGTGCAACAGAAACTGAATCTAGATTGAACTGGTTGAGAGTAAGATACAGAGGTCGTTTTGGTGATACATATCAGGCATCTCCTTCCTATGCTTCTCACAACTTCTCCACTATAAAAGCACATGGTGGTGCAGGTATTATGAAATCCTTGTACGTTGGTGCTACAGGGTCAGGAGAGAGATTCTCAGTTGGTAAATTAAACAGTAATGATACTGAGAAGTTTAGTGTTATTGGTGCAAGTGGTAATACAGATATTCAAGGTACTTTGAATGTTGAAGGTAATACAACTATTCAAGATTCGGTCACTATCAATGCATCAAATGAAAACTTTAAGATTCAAAATGGATCTGCAGTTGATAAGTTTACAGTAGATACTGATAATGGTAATACAGTAATTGAAGGTACAGTTAATATTAATGGTGTTACTGATATTGATGCTGATTTCGCAGTTAGAAACGGAACGACTGATAAGTTCTTTGTTGATAACGTAACTGGTAATACTAATATTGAAGGTACGCTGACTGCTGATGGACACACTGAATTAAATTCAACACTTAATGTTGATAGTAATACTACTATTGGTGGTACACTAGAAGTCACAAATAATACAGAAATCAATGGTACCTTAGATGTCGATGCAAACTTTGCAGTCAGATCAGGTACAACTGATAAGATGACTGTTGCATCTTCAACAGGTAATATTGCAACTGATGGTACTCTAGTTGTTGCAGGTCAAACAACTATCAATGACTCTCTAATTATTCAGAGTGATAATGAGGTAGTTAATGTAAACAATGGATCTGGTGTCACTAAGTTCAGTATTGATACTGATAATGGTAATACCAATATAATCGGTACATTGACAGTTGGTGATGCGACTCAGATTAACGATACATTCGGAACATCTGGTGTCAATACATTTACAAACAATACAGAACAAACTCTTACAGGAACATATGCTGCTGATGGTGCTGTAAGACTGACTGGTGGTGCAGGTATTGGTAAAAACTTAGCAGTTGGTGGCGGGCTTAGGGTGTATGGAGGAACTGAATTATCAGGTGCTCTCGATCTTAATAGTAGTGCAAATATATCAGGTTCAACAATCGTTGAGAACCAATTAATTGTTAAGGCAGATAATAAGTTCTTCAAAGTACAAACAGCTGGTGCTGTTGATAAGTTTACAATAGATACCGACAACGGTAATACAGTATCACAAGGTGACTTAACTGTAGCTGGAGATGTTAATGCCCAGTCTAACTTAATTGTCACAGGTAATCTTACAGTTAATGGTACAACCTCTACAGTTAACTCAACAACGGTGACTATAGATGATCCTGTATTTACTCTAGGTGGTGATACTGCTCCTGCATCAAACGATGGTAAAGATAGGGGTATTGAATTTAGATATTTTGATGGATCTGCTAAACTTGGTTTCTTTGGATTTGATAGAGGTACATCAGAATTTGCCTTTATGACTTCTGCTACCAATAATAGCGAAGTCTTCTCTGGTACTGATGGTGCTCTAAGAGTAGGTTCAGTTCATGTAACTGGTGCAGGTACATCTGTTGATATTGATAATAACTTAAATGTTGATGGTACAGCAACAGTAGATGGTCAAATAATTTCTCAACTTGCTCAGGGTACTGCTCCATTCGTAGTTGCATCTACAACTAAGGTCAATAATCTTAACGCAGATTTACTTGATGGATTAAACACAAGTGCCACAGACACAACTGGTAATAGTGTTGTAGTTAGATCATCTGGTGATTTCTCTGCTAATCAAATTACAGTCAATAGTGGTGCAGGTTCTTCAGCAGGTATTTTAGGAAACGCATCTACTGCTGATGCTTGGAAGACTGCAAGAACATTAACTATTGATGGTGTTGTAGATGGTTCAGTATCAATTAATGGTGCTTCTGATCCAACACTTTCAGTCACATTTAACGATGCAGATATAACTGCACTTGCTGCACAGTCTGGCACAGGATATATGGTCAGGACTGCTGCGAACACATATGCTCATCGCACATTTGCAGTCACAGCATCTTCTGGTATTACACTAACAAACGCTGATGGTATATCTGGTAATACTACAATTAACGTTGCATCTGCAAGCACAAACGCTTCAAACAACTTAGTCTTACGTGATGGATCTGGTAATTTTGCATCTAATCAAATTACTTCTAAGTTAGTCGCACAGAATATTCAAGTTGGTGTCACAGGAGCAAATGAGATTGATACATCAACTGGTAATCTAACACTTGATTCTGCAGGTGGAACTGTTGCAGTAGATGATATCTTAACAGTAGCTGGTTCAACAACACTTAATGATGACTTAACTCTTGTATCAGCAAGTGGTGGTAATATAGTATTTGATAAATCAGATAACGCATTAGTATTTGGTGATAACGTTGCTGTCAAACTTGGTGCAGGAACTGACATAGTTATTGAATCTGATGGCACTGATACTCTTTATAAGTCAACAGGATCATCTAAACAAATAATTCAGACTGCTCAATTTGAAGTTAAGAGTCAAGATGGTACTTCATTTGGAATGATTATTGATGCTGATGGTTCAGCCACTTTAGGATACAATGGAACTGCTACATTTGTCACAACATCAACAGGTGCAACTCTAACAGGTGATCTATTATCAGATTCCAATAATACTAGAAGCATTGGTTCTTCTTCTAACAAGTACGCAAACGTACATTCGACAACCTTCACAGGTAATGTGGTAGGTAATATTCAAGGAGATATTACTGGAAACATTGTCGCAACAACTTCAACTGCTAAGAATCTTAACCCTGCTAGTGATAGTGCATTCGATCTTGGTACTAACTCAGTTAGATGGCAGAACATATACGCAGATGCTGCAAATATTACTGCTATTACAGGAACCTTAACTGGTACAGTTTCTAGTATTGCAAACCATGATACTGATGCACTATCTGAAGGATCAACAAATCTATACTTTACTAATGAAAGAGTTGACGATAGAGTCAATGCTTTAATCGTTGCAGGAACTGGTATTACTAAAGTTTATGATGATACTGCAGGTACATATACATTAACAGTTACACAGGCAGACGTTAATACTGACACAATAACTGAAGGATCAAGCAACTTGTTCACCACTGCTGCTCGATCAAGGACACACTTTACTTACGGAACAGGTATTGCGTTGTCTGGTGGTGGTGAACTAACTGTTACTCAATCAGACATTAGCACTGATAATGTAACTGAAGGATCAACAAATCTATTCACAACTGCTGCAAGAACTAGAACACACTTTACTTACGGAACAGGTATTACACACAGTTCTGGAACTCTATCAGTCACACAGGCAGATATTAATACAGATAACGTAACTGAAGGATCTTCTAATCTCTTTACGACTGCTGCTAGAACAAGAAGTCACTTCACATATGGAACTGGTATTACACATGATGGTTCTGGTGCTCTTTCTGTAACACAGGCAGATATCAATACTGATAATGTAACTGAAGGATCTACAAATGTATTCTTTACTAACGCTCGTGCAGATGCAAGAGTTGCTGCTGCTACTGGTGCAAACTTAGATCTATCCAGTAAGTCTACAACTAACCTTTCTGAAGGAACTAATCAATACTATACAGAGGCAAGAGTTCAAGCAAAACTTGACAATGCATTTGCACAACTTAGTGCAATGTTAAATAATCTTGCAACCTCTACTACACTTACATTGGGTCTTAGTGGAGATCCAACACCTGGTGCTGTTGTTACCACTGGTGTTAGTGTTGGAGGTGGAGGTGGATTCACAGGAGCAACAGGAGTCGCAACTTCTGGTGGAACTGGATCTAGTTTAACTGTTGATACTACAGTTGATTCTGATGGAAACATTACTGCTGCTGCAGTAAATGCAGGTGGTTCTGGATATCTAATCACAGATACTGTTACAATCACCAATGCTAATGCAGGTAAGGTTCTTACATTGAACTTAGCATCTCTTGTTGGAGGAACTGGATACACCAGTGCAACTGGAATCTCTGCTACTGGTGGAGATGGATCTGCACTGACTGTTGACATTACTGCATCTGCAGGTGCTATAACTAACGTAACAGTCAATAACGCTGGTACTGGATACGCTGCTGCTAACACAGTTACAATCGCTAACGCTAACGCTTCTGGAATTAAGACTCTTGGATCTATTAGTGCTGCAGGATCTGGATATTCAACAGGAACTGCTATTGCAACATCATCATCTGGATCTGGATCTAGTGCAACATTGAACATCACTTCTGTTGATGCTAGTGGTGGTATCACTGGTGTTGCAATCAATGATGATGGATCTGGTTACGCTGCTTCAGAAGTTCTAACTATCACAAATGCTAACGCATCTGGTATTGCAACAACAGGAAACGTCGGTGCTGCTGATGCATCAAGAGCTGCAGGAACTTATACCATAGGCACATCTGATTACATCACTCAAGCAGATGGTGCAAATGCAACATTTAGTATTGTTGTTGATGGATCTGGTGCTGCTACTATCACTGTAACAGACGATGGATCTGGATTCATTGCCAATGAAACTGTCACAGTTGCTGACGCTCAACTTGGTAGTGGCGGTGGTGCTGCTCTTACATTCGATGTAACAGCAATTCATGGTAGTACTGCTACAGTCCCAGTATCTGCGATCCATGGTAATGGTGCAACAGTTGATGTTGCTACTGTTGCAACAAATGCAACATTGACTCTTACCGACATTACCACTATGGAAGTCGGAGCGACTGTCACAGGAGCAACCAGTGGCACTACAGGGGTCATTACTGCTCTTGGAACTAACCAAGTCACTGTTGATAATGTAGATGGATTCTTCAAGTCTGGAGAAGTCGTCAGTGCTAATGATGTTACTACTTTGACAATATCCTCATTCAGTTAATAAACAATGTCTGCTACAAGACCTGCAAGTAAAACAGAATTAAAAGACTATGCTCTTCGTAGATTAGGATTTCCTACGATAGATATTAACGTTGCGACTGAGCAACTGGATGATTTGGTAGAAGAAGCAATAGATTACTATCAAGAATACCATTACAATGGTAGTTTTCAAACCTTTATGAGAATAGAGGTGACTGAAGCTATCAAGACTCAGGCAAAAGGATTCACTCAAGAAGGATCAACTCCTTGGTATGGACAAGATAATTATGTTTCTACACCACCTGGTACTTTAGGTATCAATCATGTATATACAAACATAGGTGCATCAAGTATAGTACCTGGTAATATTTTCAATATTAAATATCAAATATTCTTAAATGATATCTACTCCATGACACATGGACAGATATTACATTACTTCCTAACATCTCAATACTTAGAGACTCTTGACTTCGTGACTAACTCTCAAGCAAATAGAAGAGTTAAATGGAATGAGCATTCAAACAGACTTTACTTAGACTTCGACTGGGATGATCTTACAGTCGGGGACTACATAATGGTAGACATGACTATGCGTCAAGATCCTACAACCTTTACTGACATGTTCAATGACAACTGGTTAAAGGATTATGTTGAGGCACTATTCCAACAACAGTGGGGTAGGAACCTTAGCAAGTATGATGGTATTCAAATGTTAGGTGGGGTGACTCTTAACGGTCGTCAAATCCTTGAAGACGCAAGTAAATTCAAGGAAGATCTTGAAAAAGATATTCGTGATCGCTATGAAATACCACCACTAGATCTAATAGGCTAACATGGCAATACAGAATTCCCCAGCTCAAGATTATGTTCAGTCTAACTATGCTAGTGCAGGACGTTTAAAAGCAAATGCATCTGCACAGGAGCAAAAATTTATTGAAAACTTAGTTGTAGAAAGTATCGAGATTTATGGGCAAGACATTTACTATGTTCCGAGAACGATTGTCAACAAAGATTCAGTCTTTGAAGAAGATTCGGATGGAAAATTTGAAACAGCGAAAGCTATCCGAGCATATGTCAATAATGTTGAAGGATGGGAAGGACAAGGTGAGCTACTTAGCAAATTTGGAATCCGTATTGAAGACAAGACAACTTTTATATTCTCCCGTGAGAAATTTACAGAGCATGTGGACGATAGTGTCACGCTTAACGTCGAAGGGAGACCAAACGAAGGGGACTTAATTTGGTTCCCAATAACCAAACATTTATTTGAAATCAAGTTTGTAGAAGTAGAAAGACCTTTCTATCAATTAGGTAGAAATTATGTTTGGGAATGTCAATGTGAACTATTCGAGTACAGCGACGAAGAGATCAACACAGGTATTACAGAACTCGATGCTATCGAGACTGCATTTGCAAATGCTATTACAATTGGTCTTGTAGCAGGTGGTAGTGGCACCTTTACAGCAGGTGAAACTATCACTGGTGGTACATCTAACGTGACTGCTGAGGTCAAATCTTTTGACTCTTCTACTAGAACATTAATTGTTATTAATCGTTCTGGTACATTTACAGTTCCTGAGACTGTCACTGGTGGAACATCTAGTGCATCTTGGACAACTGCTACATATAATACGATCGATAATCAAAATCTTGAGTACGATCAAAACAATGACTTTGAAACACTTGATAACCAGATCATTGACTTTACTGAGGCAAATCCATTTGGTTCAGTTGGATCTATTACTGATAACACAATCTAATGCTAGGAACTTATTCATACAACGAAATTTTTCGTAAGACAATTGTATCTTTTGGAACTCTGTTTAATAATATAGAGATCCGAAGGAATGATGAGGTTATGAAAGTGCCTCTTGCTTATGGTCCTAAACAGAAATTTTTAGCACGTTTAGATCAGAACCCTGATCCTACAAACAAAAGAGTACAGATAACTCTTCCAAGATTATCATTTGAGATAGGTGGTATTGAATACGATTCTTCAAGAAAAGTATCACCTACACAAAAAATTAAATTTAAGAAAGACGCAGACGAAAATAAAAATGCTTATATGCCTGTTCCTTATAACATAGGATTTGAACTAGCAATTATATCAAAAAATCAAGATGATGGTTTACAAATTATAGAACAGATATTACCTATATTTCAACCTCATTATAATCTATCTGTAAAACTATTGACAACAATAGGAGAAACAAAAGACGTACCTATAGTTTTACAAAGTATAGATTATGAAGATGACTATGAAGGAGACTTTGCAACTCGTAGAGCAATTATATACACACTACAATTTACTGCTAAGACATACCTTTACGGTCCTGTCACAGATGCAAAAGTTGTCAGAAAAACTCAAGTGGATTACTATGCAAATACAGATGTAAACACTGCACCAAGAGCAAGAAGATATACTGTACAACCAGAATCTACTATTGATAGAGATGGCACAGTAGCAACAACTCTTTCTGCTACTATTAGTAAGACTGCTACTGGATTTGCAGTAGCAAATGCTTCTGGTATTAATCAATATGATAACATATACATTGGTGCTGAACTTATGAGAGTCACTAATAAGGTTGGTAATAATTTAAGTGTTATCAGAGGATATGAGAAGTCAACTCCTACGGTTCATAGTGTAGGATCAAATGTATTCATAGTTAATGCTGCTGATAATGCTCTACTAGAATCTGATGATGACTTTGGATTCGGTGAAATATATTCTGAGTATACTGACATGAAGAAATACAATCCTGTAAGTGGACAGGATGAGGCAATCTAATGGAATTTTCTGGACTAGACAAAACATTTGGAGAAGAACCGAAAGGTGATTTAAAGAAGCATGTCGATAAAGTTAAACCTCTTCTTAAAAAAAGTCAAGAGGATGATGTAAGACATGACTACGAAACTGCACGTGCACAGATGCACAATCTAGTATCCAAAGGACAAGAAGCAGTAGATGGTATTCTAGAGGTTGCACAGAGTAGTGATCATCCTAGAGCATATGAAGTTGCTGCTTTGATGATTAAAAACGTTGCAGATACTACAGAGAAACTTATAGATTTACAACGAAAGATGAAAGAGTTAGATGCAGAAGATAAGAAGGTGACTAATAATACTACCAATGCACTCTTTGTAGGAAGCACGACTGATCTACAGAAGATGCTAAAAAATATAAATAAAGATACAGAAGACAAGACAACCGACAAGAAATGACAGTTCTTAACGTACTAAGCACAAACGCAATCGCAGCAGGTGCCACAGAATACCAAGTCGTAAAGACTGGGTTTTATCGTGTTATAGCAACCGCAGGAGATGCTACAGTAGCATTTAATGACGGACCTGCAATCACTTTGATTCAAGATCAAGCATTACTACTTAAAGGTGGTAAGCCAGGTCATGCAAAGATTGTGAAAGGTGTTGACGATTCCACAGCAGATTATACATTAGGTAGACACCTACATGAAACATCATCAAGTCATCCATTTTCAGTGGGAGATTTTATTGCTGTAGAAGATGATAGTACTTCACCTGCTATTGATAGTAATTTTCTTTCTGCAGGAACTGCAGGTAAAAAGATAACTGCAGTTGTAGGTAATTTCGTTAGTACTGACATAGACTCATCAAGTGCATCAGCTGATTACACATACGCATCAGGACCTCAAGCAGTCATGAAGCGTGCTACTAAAGTAGCAGTCACAGGCAATGCAATAGCACTTGAAGAAATACAAGTAGTTGGTGGATAATGCCAGCCGTAAATCAAAAGGCAGAGAAAATTGTAATGGCGATGAAACGCAAGAAGAAGAGTTTCAATCGCCTATATGGGGATGACGCTAAGAGTGTCATGTATGCAACTGCGAATAAGTTGGCACAAAAAGAAAACTTAAAAGTTATGTATTATCAGGATTTCATCAAATTAGTAGAAGGTAATCCTACAACACGTATGTTAACCAAGTCTAAGACACAGCAGACTGGTAATATAAGTGCTGATAGGGGATCTGATGAAAAAGCGAATCGAGCTAAACGTAAAGGTCTCGAAAAAGATTTAAAGAAAAAAGGTATTGGTTATAAAAAGGGTGTAGGGGAATATAAATACAAATCCGACGATGGCAAAGAA